TTGCTTTTGCTAATGAAATGAATAGGTATCATCATTTAGACAATCGTCTACAATTTGACTTTCTTATAAATATCACTAGAAAGCGGAAACGCTTTTCTAAATGGGCTAAGGCTCAACCTGAAAGTGATATTGATGCTGTCAAAGTGTATTATGGATACAGTAATGAGAAAGCTAGGCAAGCTTTGACACTATTATCACCTGAACAAATAAAAATTATAAAAACAAAGGTGAGTAAAGGTGGAAAAAGAAAATAAGATCATTGAGTGGACTCCGAGTGATATGCTTGAGATAGTCCTCAATGAGCCAGATGACTTTTTAAAGATTAGAGAAACATTAACACGTATTGGTGTTGCTAGTCGTAAAGATAACAAATTATTCCAATCGTGCCATATTCTACATAAACAAGGTAGATATTTTATAGTGCACTTTAAAGAACTATTTTTGCTTGATGGCAAAAAGAGTAATCTGGAAGAGAATGATATTGGTAGAAGAAATACAATTGCGACACTTATGTCGGATTGGGGTCTTGTAAGTATTCAAGGCGAACAAAATCCAAAACCAGTTGCACCTCTCAGACAGATTAAAATTATCCCATTTAAAGATAAAGATAAATGGGAACTATGTCCGAAATATAATATCGGAAACAAATAGACTATCAGCTATTCTCAAAATGAATAGCTATAGTGTATAAATACTATTGTAGTGCCGAATGGGCTACGAACTATTCTTGCTGTTAAAAGGAGAAAAAATATGACAGGCATGAAAACACTATTCCCCTCATCCGCTTTTGTAGGCTTTGATCATCTATTCAACGAACTAGAATGGACAGCAAAGCACGCACAAGATCATTATCCCCCGCATAATATTATCAAAACCAGTGAGGAAGATTACCTCATTGAGATTGCTGTTGCGGGATTTAATAAAGAAGGTATTGAAGTCGAATATCACCAGCGAACGCTTACTATTACTGGTGAGCATAAAAAGCAAGGTCGTGATTACATTCACCGTGGAATTTCCACTAAGAAGTTTAAGCGAACCTTTCGACTGTCTGAGAACGTAGAAGTTCACGGAGCAGATATTCAAGATGGCATTCTAGCAGTAGAACTGAAATATGTTATCCCAGAAGATCAGCGTCCTCGTAAAATCAATATTGGTCAAAACGAGGAACAAAATGACACAACTAATACTAATACAAGCCAACTTCTTACAGAAAGCGATTAGCGCTCTGTTTGATCTATTTAAAGACGCAAACTCAACACGCAAGGAAATATCACAAGCTAGGAAGACTATCAAGGAGCTGAATCAGCTAACTGACAAAGACTTACTAGACATCGGTTTATGTCGTGGAGACATCTGGAACGTTGCTCATAATAAGACTGACGATTTAAGGAGACGTTTCTAATGACTGAAGCAGTAATGAAATATGCCTTAGCGCCGGTGGGCGGATTCTTTAGTGGATTTAATAGCTTCTTTCTATCATTAGGAAAAGCAAGAGCAGCATCTGAGCTTCATAGAATGGGTTACCATGAAGAAGCAAAATATCTAATGCTGACTGATAACGAAGATTTGTAAATAAAAATAAAAGATTAAAAAAGGGGGTTTACAGATCCCCTTTTTTGGTATATAATACCAACATATATTATGGAGATACTCATTGTCATTCTACACTTCTGTTAATCGTTACGGCAACTCTTTACTTTATCGTGGATATAATGATACCGGGCATCCGATAAGTAAACGTATTAAATACGAACCGACATTATATTTGCCTTCTAAAGAAGCTGGTACAAAACATACTGGTCTTGATGGATCGCCTCTTAAGGCCATGAAGTTTAGCAAGATGTCGGAAGCAAAAGAATTTATTGATATGTACAAAGATGTACCTGGATTTAAAATCTATGGTAATACAAACTATGTACAACAATTCATCGAAGAAAGATTTCCAGACAATATCAAATTTAATCCTAGTCACGTAAATGTGGTTAACTTTGATATTGAGGTTGCTTCTGACGAAGGCTTCCCTCGCCCAGAGGAAGCTGCATATCCCGTAATCTCTATTGCTCTCAAGTCAAGTCTATCTGGTGTCTACCAAGTTTGGGGTCTTGATGAGTATGACTTTGAGAAAACAGAACTTGATATGGGTGATGATCTTATCCAGTACCACCGCTGTTCGTCAGAGGAAGAGTTACTTGCTAAGTTTCTAGGCTATTGGCATAATAATTGTCCAGACATTATTACTGGTTGGAATATACGTTTCTTTGACGTTCCGTATCTGGTGAATCGCATTGCGAGAGTGGGTAGTGCCGAGGCAGTAAAAAGACTAAGCCCATGGAATTTAGTGAATGAGAGAAACGTCACAGTTATGGGTAGACCTCAGCAAGGCTTTGAAATTGTTGGTATCCAGCAAGCTGACTATATTGAATTGTTCAAGAAGTTTGGTTATGCATATGGCACACAAGAATCATATAAACTAGACCATGTTGCCAATACGGTACTCGGCGAGAAGAAATTATCATATGAAGAATTTGGTAATCTGTTTACTTTATATGAACGTGATCATCAGAAGTTTATTGACTACAACATTAAAGATGTTCAGCTAGTGCAACGTATCGATGATAAGATGGGTCTGATTGAACTTTGTATGACTATGCAATATAAAGGTGGTGTTAACTTATCAGATACCTTTGGTACTACTGCGATATGGGATTCAATCATCTGTCGAGAGTTGGCTCAGAGCAACATTATCATTCCGCCATCTAACCAGAATATTAAGCAGCCTTATCCAGGTGGTTATGTTAAAGATCCTGATGTTGGTGCCCACGAATGGGTAGTATCCTTTGACTTGAACTCTCTATATCCAAATCTTATTGTACAATATAATATGTCGCCAGAGACACTTATGCCAGGGCTATCAGTATCTGGTGTAGATCATTATCTAAATGGTCCTGCTCCTAAAGAAGAACATTGCATTGCTGCCAATGGTGCTAGGTTCTCTAAGTCTAAACAAGGTGTATTGCCTAAGATTATTATTGACTATGGTAATGAGCGTAAGGCTGTTAAGAAAGAAATGCTCAAGACAAAGCAAGCCTATGAAAAGGCACCTACTTATGAGCTTGAGAAAAAGATTAATCAGCTTGAGAATAGACAGATGTCTGTTAAGATCCTACTCAATTCTCTTTATGGTGCACTTGGTAACAAACACTTTAGATACTTTGATATGAGAATGGCTGAGGGTATTACACTATCTGGCCAGTTGTCTATCTTGTGGGCTGAGAAAGCAATCAACCAAGAGATGAACAAGATACTTAAATCTGATGATAAAGATTATGTGATTGCAATCGATACAGATTCACTTTACATTAATATGGCACCTATCGTAGATCAACTTAAACCTACAGATCCAGTCAAGGCTTTGGATAAGATATGTGCACAACACTTCGAGTCTGTCCTAGAAAAATCATATGCTGATTTGTTTACTAAGATGAACTGCTTTGATAATCGTATGGTAATGGAGCGAGAAGTAATTGCTGATCGTGGTATCTGGACTGCTAAGAAAAGATACATCTTAAACGTACATAACTCAGAGGGTGTGCAGTATGACGAGCCTAAACTCAAGATTATGGGCATTGAGGCTATTAAGTCATCAACACCTATGGTTGTAAGAGATAAGTTCAAAGAGATATTCCATATTATTATTGCTGGCGATGAAAGCAAGACTCAGAAATATATTGAAGATTTTAGAAATACTTTTACCAGTCTGCCAGTCGAACAAGTATCATTCCCTCGTGGTGTGTCTAATGTAAGTAATTGGCAAGACAATCAGAAGATATACAAAAAAGGCACTCCAATTCATGTTCGTGGTTGCTTGCTATATAATCATACGATTAAAGGTTTATCTCTTGATAAAAGATATGGTCAAATTCAAAATGGCGAGAAGATTAAATTCTGTTATCTAAAATTGCCTAATCCTATCAAAGAGAATGTAATTGCATTTCCTGATTATCTACCTGAGGAGACAACCTTACATAAATATGTTGACTATGATAAACAGTTTCAGAAAACATTTATCGACCCAATTACACCAATTCTGGATGCTATTGGCTGGTCTGCAGAAGATCAAATGACTTTGGAGGACTTTTTTGGATGAACTATGTATTTGATGTTGATGGAACTCTAACGCCTAGTCGTGGCATAATGGATGAAGAGTTTGCAAATTGGATGGAACACTTTACAACTCATAATGCTTGCTATCTGGTCACTGGTAGTGATCGTAAGAAAACACTAGAACAAGTCCCTGATGTAGTATATAATAGTTGTATGAAAGTATTCCAATGTTCAGGTAATCATATCTTTGAACAGAATAGAGAAATTCATAAAGACGAATGGGTGTTATCTCATAAACAAAATCTTTTCTTATTAGATAAGTTGCATGCATCTCAATACGGAATGAGAACCGGGCAGCACTTTGATCATAGACCTGGGCTATGCAACTTTAGTGTTGTAGGTAGAAATGCAGGACCTTTACAAAGACAAGACTATATTTGGTTTGATGAAATCTTTGAAGAACGTTCTAATATTGCAACGGAGTTTAATAAGAAGTTTGGTAAGGAAGTGCGAGCTACAGTAGCTGGAGAAACTGGTATTGATATCACTCCAGTAGGTAAAGGTAAAGCACAGATCCTTAAATGGTTACAAGGTCCTATCACATTTTTTGGTGATAAGACTATGCAAGGTGGCAATGATTATGATCTTGCTGAAGCACTAGAATTTAAAAATGTAAATCAAGTAGATGATTGGAGACACACTTGGAAAATCTTGTCGAATTAATTGAACAATGGCATCACGACCGCAATCTAATTGAGGGTTCTACTGATAAAGATCAGTACCTTAAACTTATACAAGAGGCTGGTGAACTATCAGATAGCATCTGTAAGGGTAAGGATATCCGAGATGATATTGGTGATATGATGGTGGTTCTAATTAACATTATGGCTCGTAATGAATTATCTATGGATGAATGCCTACAAGTAGCATATGATGATATCAAAGACCGTAAAGGAAAGATGATTGATGGCGTTTTTGTGAAAGAAAGTGATTTACAATAGGCGCTAAATATGTTATAATGGTTTTATATATTATGGAGTACACATGACTAACTACAGCCAACCAAAATATCCAATCTATATTATCTCTAAAGGTAGGGCAGACTCTCGCCTTACCTCTAAGACATTGGATGAATTAAATGTGCCGTATCATATTGTTATTGAAAAAGATGAGTATGATGCTTATGCAGAAAACATACACCCTAGCAAAATATTAACATTGCCTGATGGATTCCGAGAGGATCCTGAACTAGCTCTTGGTGATGCTGCAGGGCGAGTTGGTGGTAGTATACCAGCAAGAAATTTTGTATGGCAGCATGCTATCTCAACTGGTGCTAAACGTCACTGGATTATGGATGATAATATTCGTCACTTCTATCGTGTACACCAGAATAAGAAAACCATTGTAACTAATGGTAATGTAATCCGTGCTTGCGAAGAGTTTACTGATCGCTTTACTAATGTTGCAATGTCTGGTATGAACTATCAATATTTTGTACCAGCATCTCAAAAGAAAAGACCTTATACACTTAATACTAGGGTTTATTCTTGTATTCTACTGCGCAATGATCTACCGCACCGATGGCGTGGCAGATATAATGAAGACACAGATTTAAGTCTGCGTATTCTAAAAGATGATCATTGCTCTATTCTTTTTAATGCATTTGTTTGTGGCAAGATGACTACCCTAGTTATGGGTGGCGGCAATACAGACAATGTTTATATTGATGGTGATAATCGCCGTACCTTTGCAGAAGCCCTTAAAGAACAACATCCTGATATTACAGAAGTTGTATGGCGCTATAATCGTTGGCATCATCATGTAGATTATTCTGGCTTTGCTAAGAATAAACTTATATTCAGAGATGATTATGTAAAGAAAGCTGGAGTTAACGAGATGGGTATGGAAATGGTCAGACTTACTAAAGATCAACATATCAAACATAAAGAAACATTTGGAAATACAGAGGATAGATATTATGGCTAAATCAACAGCATCAAGTTTATTTGTACTAGATGGTACAGAAGAAGAATGGAATGTACAACACTGGGAAGATATGCCAGCGTTTGATCAACCGGACCTAGACATCTATGGTTCTATGAACATTGCATTTAGAACAGAGCAAGACTTTGTTAAATTCCGTCAACTGATTGAACAGCCTAGTATTTCTATTCGATCCCGTGGTGTCTATTATCCAGCTCGTGGCGAGAATGATGCCACCCTATTGCGCTGGATGGATGAAGATACTACGGAGCAAGCAAATGTATCAACTGACGATATTTAAAAGCCAGTTTGACAATAAGACATATCGTCGAATTGAAATTCAAACCTGGGATCAGTTCAAGGATTTTTTGTTCAAGTTATCCCAAGCACCTAAGAAAGGTAAGAAAGATGCTGAACTTATTTCGCCGGCTGTATATACGGATGGTACTACAAGAGCCAATAAGAATGTTTTATATTGGGCAAATTGGGCTGCTGTTGATGTTGATGATTATGTCTTCGAGGGGGATTTAGAAAATGTATTACGTTCTCGTTTTGGTAAGTATAATTTTGTTTGCTATAGCACTGCTAGCAGCACGGACGCTTTACCGAAGTTCAGACTTGTCTTCGACCTTGGCAGACCGGTTATCGCAGAAGATATCAGAGGTTTCTGGCACGCACTTAACAAAGAGCTTGGTGAAATTGGAGATTCACAGACTAAAGACTTATCGAGGATGTATTATATCCCTGCAGATTATGTTGATGCTAACAACTTTTTCTTTAGTAATAATGGCGATTGTCTTGATGTTGATGCCCTTATGGCTGCCCATCCCTATGACAATAGGCAACATTCCACTTCCTTTTTAGATAGATTACCAGACGAGTTAAAAGAACAAGTCTTGTTATATAAAAAGAATAAGCTAAACAATCACGATTATAAATGGTCTGGTTATCGCGATTGTCCTTTCTGGCCAAAAGATTTGGCTGGTGAATATCTAACTATATCAGACACTGGTTGGTATTCTAAGATGTATGCTATTATGGTTAAGGTAGCAGGCAACGCAACATACAGAGGTTACCCTATATCATCAGCACAGATTGCTGAACTATGTAAACAGTTTGATGCTGAGAACGGCAACTGGTATGAGAACCGCCCTTTGGAGACTGAAGCCGATAGGGCTCTTGAGTATATTTACAGAAATGGAACATTATAATGAAAGCACAACGAATTGCAAAATCTAAAAAAGCACGTATCCGTCGTAAAAAATTAAAGGTTCTTATTGAAGAAAAGACTGAAAGATTGTATGCAAGAATGAGAAAGGTTCGTAAGGCTCGCCAATGAGAATTATTGCAGGTCCTTGTCAACACGAAAGTCTAGGTCAGTCTGCTGAGATTGCTCAAGAATGTAAACGTGTGTGTGATAAGTATGGTTATGACTATTACTTTAAAGCAAGCTACGATAAAGCAAATCGTTCTAGTATGAATGGTGAACGTGGCGTAGGTCTAGCCCCAACTATGATTGACTTCAGAGCAATGAAGGAAACTATGGGTATAAAGACAGTCACGGATATTCATAGTGTATTTGATTTAGATACTATCATATATATGTATGATGATGCTATTGATGTCTTACAGATCCCAGCCTTACTTTGTAGACAAACTGATCTTATTGTAGAGGCTTGTAGGACGGGTAAGATTGTAAATATTAAGAAAGGTCAGTTTATGGCACCATGGGATATGAATGGTGTGTTAAGTAAGACCGAAGATGCAAAAGAAGTTTGGATAACAGAAAGAGGAACAAGTTTTGGTTATAATAATTTGGTTGTCGATTTTACTGGCATGCTGTACATGGTTGATAACTTGGGCGTACCGATACTATTTGATGGGACTCACTCAACACAAAAGCCTAGCTTACTCGGCGAAAGTTCTGATGGTAATCGTGAGTACGTGCCAGGGCTTACTCGTGCTGCTTCTGCTATGGGCATTAGTAATTTCTTCTTAGAAGTACATGATGACCCAGATAATGCTCCAAGTGATGGACCTAATATGTTAAGATTAGAAGATTTTGAAAGGACAGTTTGTGACATCCACCGCTATTCTTATACCGGCTAGATATTTCTCAGCAAGATTTCCTGGCAAGCCTCTGGCAACGCTGGGTGGTAAACATATGATATGTAGAGTGATTGAAGAATGTAAGAAATCTAAACTACCAGTGTACGTTTTAACAGATAATCGAACTATTGGTCATGCTGCTGCTGCATCGGGAGCAGAAGTGTGGTGTGAAGAGGAAATAGATTATAAAAACGGCACTGAAAGATGTGCCGGTGCAATTAAGTCTTCCTTATTTGATAAGTACAATCAGTTCATTAATGTCCAAGGTGATATGCCTGATGTGACTTTAGAAATGATTGAAAAAACCAAATGGCATTTGCAACATTATCAGGTAACTACTATGTGTGCTATGATGCCAGAAAAAGCACAGAATGATCCTAATACAGTTAAGCTAGTGAGAGCAGCAGATAAGTGTTTATGGTTTGGCAGAGGTATGGTTGGATATGGTGATTGGCATTTAGGTATATATGGATATAGGCGCAATGCACTAGAAATGTATCCGAGTTTGATTAGTACACGTGAAGAACGATTAGAAGGATTAGAACAACTACGTTGGTTAAAAGGTGGCTGGGATATAGGTGTATTCCCTTGTGAATTTAATGGCATTGAAATCAATACACCAGAAGATGCAGTGTGTTGGAATAGTAGGAGATAGAAGATGACTAAACTGTATGACTTAGAGCCTATGATTATGGACTGTTGGCACGTCTGTGATGACCTTCAGGTTATCTTCAAACAGATAGGTGATGGTGAGCGTGACCCTACACAAGATGAACTGATGAACGCCCTGCTGGGTATGCAACAGGTATATCAGTGGAAGTTTGAGCAATTGTTCTTTATGTACGAGCAAGTGATAAAATCACAGCGAGGAGAATTGTAATGCTAAAAACAGCATGGCGAATTTGGGCTAAGAGCCTTGGTGAAAAAGTAGGTGAGACAGATGCACAAGCAAATGCTGTGGCAGCTATCAGAACATTCTGGTGGATTATTCATATTCTTACCTGCTTTGCAATTATTATACACAACACAGTTAAATTAGGATGGTGGGGATAAAATGACAGTAGCTGGAAAAGTATGGGGTAATACGGAATTAGTTGAAGCTAATGGTGCTTTGGAATTCCATCGTATTGAAATGAATAAAGGTGGAGTATGCTCTAAACATCTCCACGAGTTTAAATGGAATGGTTTCTATGTCGAATCTGGTCGCATGCTTATTCGTGTATGGCAGAACGATTATGATTTAGTTGATGAGACTATTCTTGATCCTGGGATGTATACTAAGGTTAAGCCTGGTGTATATCATCAGTTTGAATGCCTGGAGGATGGTGTTGCCTTTGAATTATATTGGGCAGAGTTTAATCATAATGATATTAAACGGGAGACTGTAGGGCACGCATAAGTGTATCAAATATGTTACAATATCGCATTAAATACAAAAAAAGTTAAAAAAAGTAAAAAAAACACTTTACATCTGTGTTTGGATATGGTATAAGAGTTATAGAAACAATAACTAAGGAACTATATTATGTCAAAATCAAACGTATTTTCAACAAACATGGAATTTGCAACTACTAAATTCGAAAACTTTTATAAAGCTACTAACTCAGTTATCCCTTGTTACATAGAGCAAGTAGCATGTATTGGTTGGGTTGCTTCTTATGAAGATCCTAAGTGGAAGCAAACTGGTTTATCATACGAAGATGCAGTTGCAGAATTCGGTTTTGAGAATGTTATGGCTAAACCTAATGGTTGCGTTAACGGAGATTGGTTAATCCAAGTTAAAGATGGCTTCACATCAGAAGAAATGGAATTCGATACTCCTAAGCATGCAGTTGCTTGGTTAGAAACTAAAGTTCCTTTCTCAATGAAATTATCAGAATTTAAATAAATCAGTCGAGGGGGTTTACAAAGCCCCCTCTTTATGCTATAATGTTGACAACACTCGGAGATTTATATTATGACGAAGCCTTCTATTGAAATCGGAATTAAAAAAGCTGGCACTTACCTTGGTTACTTTACAATTGCTGAGCACACCACAAACATCAACAATAATAAACCTTCTCGTACATTTGAGAAATTGGTTTTCACTAAAGCTGATGGCATGGAAACACGTGACTTTAAAGCAATGGGTGATATTGTATATGGTATGTATGTTAACGACAGCTTGGTTAAGATTGGTAAAGCTGGATCAACAAATGGTTGGGCTGGACGTATCGGTACATACGGTGTCGATCCTAAAGGCGAAGCAACCAATCGTAAGATCATCACTCATCTAAAAGAAGATTTTACATATGAAACTCGTGTTGATGTTTATGGTATCTCAGTACCACGTGTACACTCAGAATACTTTTGCCCAGTAACTAATGGCACTGTATCTATTGATCTACCTCGTAATCATCAGGTAGAAACTCACTTAACAGCAGAAGCAGAAGCTGAGGGTATTGACCTTATGTTCTGCACGCAGAAAGTTTAAATTATGGTAAAAATAATATCACAATCAGCGCCTCTGTTCGATGATGAAGAAGAAACTGTCGTATGGGATTCAGCTAATACACCTGACTGCTGTAACTGCAAAAGTTATAAAAGAGGTGGTAGGGAAGAAGCTATTGGTGTTCGTAAAGCTGAACTTCATGTATCAATTGAAGATGCTTTAAATAAGAAAAATCGCAAACAAGCATTTAAAAGAATTAAAAATGTTGATGATGAGACATGGGAGAGAATGAAAAAAAGTGGGCCTAGACCTCCGGAACTCGACCGTCGTGAAATATATTGTTGCATTGTTTGTGCTAATGCCTTTTATGGAGGAAAAAGAATTCAAAAAGAAAAGCATCAATGGGAAGCTGAAGGCGCACTTACTCTTGGCCAGTAGAAATTTTGATTGCGCTATATACAGTGCGTACTAAGAAAGGTAAAATATGAAAAAGATTGCTATCGTTGGTCATGGCTATGTCGGTAAGGCATGCGAATATGGCTTTAATACTAAAAAGAATAAGATCCAGTTGATTGATCCATTTCTCTATAATAATTCTGTTGACGATATGACTGATGTCGATGTGTCGTTTGTCTGTGTTCCTACACCGTTTGGTGCTGATGGTCAGATAGATGCCTCCATTGTTGTTGATGTTACTAATAAACTTATTGAGAAAACTACTGGTCTGATTGTAATTAAGTCAACAGTTATCCCTAGTATTGTAAAAGAACTAAGCACTAAGAATAGCCGAGTGATTTACAATCCAGAATTTCTAACTGAGCGCAATGCTCTTGAAGATTTTGTAAATCCACCTATGCATATATTTGGTGGTGAAGGTAAGTCTGTAGACATCCTTGAGAATTTATATAATAAGTTTAGCCGTTGTAAGCCAGCCCCTGTATATAAGATGGCTGCACAAGATGCCGCTTTTGTAAAGTATGGTATTAATAGTTTTTTAGCCACTAAAGTTATGTGGTTCAATCAATATAAGGAGTTAATTGATAGTCATGGAGCCGATTACGATAATATTATTACTGCTGTTGGCACTGATCCCAGGATTAGTCACAGTCATACTCAGGTTCCTGGTCCTGATGGTCGCAGTGGTTTTGGTGGTGCTTGTTTCCCCAAAGACACAAATGCTTTATCTTCATTTTCTGGAACAGATCACCTCTCTATTCTAAAGTTAGTCATTGCAGAGAACAATAAAGTACGTTCTCAATATGAATTAGATGCCAGAGAAAAAGAACAGAATGTTGTTTACATATCTTAAATGGTGTGTTATAATACAATATATAAGGAGAATTAAATGGCACATGTAATGATTACTGGTTGCGCTGGGTTTATTGGTTATCACCTAGCACAATCTCTACAAGATGACGGACACACGGTGTCTGGCTTTGATAACTTTAACCACTACTATGATGTTAGTCTAAAAAATGCTAGGGCAAGTAATTTGCGTGAACGTAGTATTGAAGTATCATATGTTGATCTAAAAGATTTGTCTGGTCTTACAGAATTTATGAAACGACATAAACCAGATATTGTAATGCATCTTGCAGCATATGCCGGTGTACGACACTCATTAGAAGAACCACAAACATACATTGATAATAATGTGACTGGTACTCAAAATCTAATCGAAGCTTGTAATGCCGCTGGTGTTGATCAAGTTGTATATGCTTCCACATCATGCACTATGGCTGGTAATGAACTGCCTTGGAAAGAAGACGAGAAATGTGGTTACCAATTAAATCCGTATGGCTTTACTAAGTTTACTAACGAGTCGCAGTTTATGTCTAGTTCAATTACCAAGACAGTTGGTCTTCGCTTCTTTACTGTTTATGGTCCATGGGGTCGCCCTGATATGGCACTATTTGACTTTACTAAAAATATTGTGGCTGGTGAGCCTATCAAACTATTTAACCATGGTGATATGATCCGTGACTTTACATATGTTGATGATATTGTACAAGGTATTAAGATTGTCTTGGAAGATACTCAAAAACGTAATAGTGACAAATATGATACCATCTTTAATATTGGTTATGGTGAACAAGTCAAGCTTGTTGATTTTGTAGATCATATCGAAACTAATCTTGGTCGTGAAGCTATCCGTGAGCTAGTGCCTATGCACCCTGCAGATACACATGCCACTTGGTCTGATACTACTAAACTACAAGCACTTGGTTATAAACCAACTACACCTATTGGTGTTGGTGTAGAAAACTTTGTAAGTTGGTATAAGGAATATTATAATGTCAACTAAGTCAGCAGCTGATCGTCTAATGCAAGGTGCTTGTGAATATCACGGCATCTCTATGAAAGAACTACACCAACGGATTACTGTTGGTGGAGAAAATCTAATGCATCAATATTATTTGTGGGCTTATCCAGATGGCTGGTAAGAAAACTGGTATTACAGCATCTACATTTGATTTACTTCACGCAGGGCATATTGCTATGCTCCGTGAGGCTAAATCTCAATGTGATTATCTAATCTGTTGTTTGCAGATTGATCCTTCGGCAGATAGAAAAGAAAAGAATGCACCAATTCAAACTGTTGTTGAAAGATATACACAACTTGCAGCTGTTAGATATGTCGATGAGATTATTGTATATGCGTCTGAACAAGACTTACTAGATATATTGCAAATGTATCCAATTGATGTTCGCATCCTTGGAGATGAATATAAAGAAAAAGATTTTACTGGCAAAGATATATGTCGACAACTCGGCATTGGTTTATACTTTAACAGCAGAAATCATCGGTTCTCAAGTACAGACTTGAGGACTCGCGTATGTGAAAATAAAGGAAAGAAATCTACATGAGTATAATGGACAAACTCAAGAAGAATAGTAAACTGAAAAACACTGAGGTGCTATCAGAATCAAGTTTCTTCAACAGTAAAGAAATGGTACCGACTTCGGTTCCCATGGTTAACGTAGCCTTATCTGGCTCAATGGATGGTGGCTTGGCTCCTGGTCTTACAGTATTAGCTGGTCCATCTAAACACTTTAAGACATCATTTGCTTTACTTATGGCTGGTGCTTATCTTGAAGCACATAAAGATGCAGTAATGCTATTCTACGATTCAGAGTTTGGTTCACCTCAAGCATACTTCCAACAATTTGGCATTGATACCTCACGTGTACTGCATACACCTATTACTAATGTGGAAGAATTAAAGTTTGATCTTATCTCTCAACTTGAGGGTATTGATAAGAAAGATAAAGTAATTGTTGTAATAGATTCAATTGGCAACCTAGCATCTAAGAAAGAAATGGATGATGCTATTAATGAGAAGTCTGTTGCAGATATGTCTCGTGCTAAACAGCTAAAGAGTTTATTCCGTATGTGTACACCATATCTGGCTATGAAAGATATTTCTATGCTTGCTGTTAACCATATTTACCTAGAGCAAGGCTTGTTCCCTAAAGCTATTGTATCCGGTGGTACTGGTATCTATTACTCAGCTAATGATATTTGGATTATTGGTCGCCGTCAGAATAAGACTGGCACAGAGGTTACTGGTTATGACTTTGTTATTAATGTTGAGAAGTCTCGGTCTGTTAAAGAGAAATCAAAAATCCCTATCTCAGTATCGTGGGAAGGTGGCGTAGAACAATATTCTGGTTTGTTAGAAGTTGCTCTTGCTGGTGGCTTTGCTCAGAAACCAAGCAATGGTTGGTATGAAGGTGTTGATCCAGCAACTGGTGAAATTCTTACTAAGAAATCACGTATGGCAGACACACTTCAACCAGAGTTTTGGTCACGTATTTTAGATGAGACAACATTCAAAGAGTTTGTCAAACACCAATTTACTATCGGATACAAAGCGGAGATAGAATTAGATGTTGAGTGAGAATACAGATTTTGAATTAATCCCAGGATCAGAAGAATCCTGGGCAGTCCGTATTCTTAAAGGTGAGTTTGTTGAAACTTGTATTGCATTTGGAGAAATTAAAGTTGATGGCACAGATAAAGATCCTCTGATGTCATTTAACTTTGGTGTGATTGAAAGTCCTATTGAAGAGCTTGATAGTTCAAATAATGCTTTACAAACTCTCGCTGGTGATATATTATACTCAATAATGCTTAACGCTATAGAAAAAGATGAACTAATCACAAGGGAAAGTAAATGAACATAGAACAGGTTATCCTTCGCAATCTTTTGGTTGATGAAAAGTATATGCGTAAAGTATTGCCTTTTGTTCAACCAGAATACTTTGAAGGTGTCTACAAAAATTTATTTAAACAGGTTGGTAAGTTTGTTGCAAAGTATAACAAACTGCCAACTCTGGAATCTTTTAAGATTGAACTAGATGAAGCAGATGGTTTCTCAGATGAGCACTACAGACATGCAGTAGAAATCCTACCAGAAATTTTCAAAGTAGAAGAAATCGACCAAGAGTGGTTAGTTGATAAGACTGAGAAGTGGTGCCAAGATAGAGCTGTACATAATGCGATTATGGAATCCATTACAATTATTGATGGTAAACACCCATCTTTATCAAAGAACGCACTACCTGACTTGCTCACAAAGGCTCTGGGTGTCACCTTCGATACAAAAATCGGTCATGACTATATTGAAGATTTCCAAAAACGGTTTGACTTCTATCATACAGAAGAAGAAAAAGTGCCATTTGATCTGGAGATGTTTAATAAGATTACCA